TATTATTTTGATAATGTTATTAGACCTACAGTATCACAAAATAACGCTAGAGTAGCAGTCCCTGTAATTTACGGCTCTCCAGAAAGATGGAAGTCAGTTCAACGCGATGGATATTATAGAGACAAATCTGGAAAGATTATGGCTCCACTTATTATGTATAAAAGAACTTCAATTGAAAGAAATAGAGGTATGGTTTCTAAAATTGATGCTGATTTTCCCCAAACTTATGCTGTCTTTCAACAAAAATATACTAAACAAAATTTCTATAATCAACTAAGTGTTTTAAATGGTACTTCACCTATAAAAGAATATCAAGCTGTAGTAATACCTGATTTTGTTACTTTGAATTATTCCTGTGTAATATACACATATTATATGGAACAATTAAATAAGATTATTGAAGCAGTAAATTATGCTGCAGATTCTTATTGGGGTGACCCTGAACGCTTTAAATTTAGAGGTGGAATTGGATCTTATCAAACTATCACAGAACTTAATACTGGCCAACAACGTACTGTAAAAGGTTCTTTTGAAATTAAAATGAATGGTTATATTATTCCTGATGTGATCCAGAAAGATTTAACAGCTCTTAGAAAATTTTCTAGTAATTCTAAAATTATTATAGGAGATGAAATTATAGAAAATTTAGGAAATAGTACTTCAAATAATTTCCTAGATGATATAACAACTAATTTATAAAATTTTTTACATATTTATATTAAAAGGTTATGGCTAATATCGAAAAACTTACAGATCAAGAAATTAAACAAATTCAAACTTTACAAGATCAACAAAGTGAATTAATTGAAAAATTTGGGCAATTAGAATATCAAATTCAACTTCTCGAACTCCAAAAAAAGAAATTAACTAACCAACTTGAACAATTTAATTTAAAAGAAACTGAACTTGCTAATGATTTGAATAAAAAATATGGTAATGGAACTATCAACATTCAGGATGGAACTATCACTAAACAATCTTAATTTTTTTGATAAAATTTTTAATATTTATCTAAGACAATTAATTAATTAATTTAAAAAAACTTTAAAAACATGGCAGAATTAATAATCTCCCCCGGGGTATTTAATAACGAAAATGTCCCTACAGTCCTTGAGGCTGCTGCCGCTCCTGTCGGTGCAGCTATCATTGGTCCTGCTGTAAAAGGACCTGTTGGTATTCCAACACAAGTCACTACTTATAGTGATTATTTAACTAAATTTGGTGGTGGTATCGTTAGTGGTGGTGTGGAATACTCATATTTCACTGGAATCTCAGCTCAAAACTACTTTAAGCAAGGTGGTACTAGCTTGTTAGTCACTAGAGTTGCAAGCGGTTCTTTCACTGCTGCAACTTCTTCAGCTATCACTTCTGGTAGTGATGGTGGAACAGGTACTAACAATGTATTCGAATTAAAAACTATTTCTCAAGGAGAAGTACAAAATACTGGTGATGCTGAAGGAACAGGTAATGCTTTAACTGGCGGAACATCTGATAACTTAAGATTTGAAATCACAAATGTTGATTCAGGTTCAGGTATCTTTACCCTTTTAATTAGACAAGGTAATGATAGAGCTGCTGATAAAAATATTCTCGAAACTTGGAGAGGTATTTCACTCGATCCTAAGAGAGCTGACTACATTTCTAAAGTAATTGGTAACCAAGAATTCTCAGTAGGATTAGATGGTACTGATGCTTATGTTTCAGTAACTGGTGAGTATCCAAATAAATCTAAGTATGTAATTGTAAGTGCTGTTAATAAGCCAACTCCTGATTACTTAGATGGTGCTGGTAACTTTAAGCCCGCATTTACTTCTTCATTACCTGGAGCTCAAAGTGGTTCATTCGATGGTGCTACTGGTAATTTGTTTGCAGCAGGTGAAGTTAAGTGGTATAAGGATATTACAGCTTCTAACATTCAAGGTTTGAAAGCTGATGATTACACTGCTTCTATCAACTTGTTAAGAAACAAAGATCAGTATGCTTTCAATGTAATCAGTGTTCCTGGTTTGATTTATTCACAAAACTCAAGCACTTTAGACACACTTATTACTAACACAACTACTAGAGGTGATAGCATTTTACCAATTGACTTGGTAACATATGGTGCTTCTACTTCAGCAGCTGTTACACAAGCTAATAACTTAAATACTAACTACGCTGCTGCTTACTGGCCTTGGTTGTTAGTTAAAGATGAAAACTCATCAGCTAATGTATGGTGTCCAGCCTCAACAGTAATCCCTTCAGTTTATGTTTATAATGATAACACATCTGAAGCTTGGTTTGCTCCTGCAGGTTTCACTAGAGGTACTATGCCTAACGTAGTAGCTCCTGAAAAGACGTTACCACGTGCTTTGAGAGATACTTTATATAATGCTAAAATCAACCCAATTGCTACATTCCCAGGAACTGGTGTTGTAGTTTACGGTCAGAAAACATTACAATCTCTTGCTAACGCAACAGATAGAGTTAATGTTAGAAGATTGTTGATTGCATTAAAACAATTTATCAACGGTGTTTCTCAGAACTTGTTGTTCGAACCTAACTCATTACAAACCCGAAACAGCTTCTTGAGTGTTGTTAATCCATACTTGGAAACAGTACAACAGAACCAAGGTTTATATGCCTTTAAGGTTGTAATGGATGCTTCAAATAACGGTCCTGATGTAATTGACAGAAACGAGTTGAGAGGTGCTATCTATCTCCAACCAGTTAAAACTGCAGAATTTATTGTACTTGACTTCAACCTCCTCCCAACAGGAGCTGAATTCCCAGCATAATAAATTTTTTAAGAATATAAAGAAAGGGGTTGGATTTTATCCAACCTCTTTTTTTTATGAATATTTATTATCAAGCCTATTAAGGCGAAATTAATTTTTAAAACTAAAAACAAATATTATGGCAGTATTAGATCCAAATGAAATATTTTTCACTGCGTTTGAACCCAAACAGCAGAATAGATTTTTAATGTTGGTAGATGGCGTTCCTGCTTACTTTATTAAAGGAGTAGGTGCAATTTCATTAACACAAGGTGAAGTAACTCTTAACCACATCAACGTATACAGAAAGGTAAAAGGTAAAACTACCTGGGGTAATGTACAGTTAACTTTACATGATCCAATTTCTCCTTCTGGTACACAAACCATTATGGAGTGGGTAAGATTACACCACGAATCAGTAACAGGTAGAGATGGTTACTCTGACTTCTACAAGAAGGATGTAACTTTAAACGTATTAGGACCTGTAGGTGATATCGTTTCCGAGTGGGTATTGAAAGGATGCTTTATCGTAGATGCTAACTTCGGTGATTACAGCTGGGATACAGAAAACACAGCTCAGTCAATCACAATGACTTTAGCTCCAGATTACTGTGTCTTGAATTACTAATCTGAAAATAATTTCAATTAAGGAGGACGCTAATTTGGCGTCCTTCTTTTTTTTATGTATATTTATGTCAAACAATTTAATTTAAAGTTATTTTTAAAACATGAGTGATGAAACTAAAATGGAAGTTGTAGAAAAAAAGTACGACTTCCCTACTGAAACGGTAGAGTTACCTTCCAAAGGTTTACTTTATCCTAAAGACAATCCCCTTTCTTCCGGTCAAATTGAAATGAAGTATATGACTGCTAAAGAAGAGGATATTTTAACTAACCAAAACTATATTAAAAAAGGCATTGTGCTTGACAAATTGATGCAATCACTAATTGTATCAAAAGTTAACTATGATGATCTTGTAGTTGGTGATAAGAATGCTATTATGGTAGCATCTCGTATTTTAGGTTATGGTAAAGATTATACTTTTGAGTATAATGGAGAAGAAGTAACAGTTGATTTATCTGATATTGAACCTAAGTGGATCAATGAAGAACATTTAGTAGAACCTAATACTAATGAGTTTAAATATACTCTTCCCCATTCAGGAACAGATGTTACTTTTAAAATCCTCAACAACAAGGATGAAAAAGCAATTGAAGCTGAAATTAAAGGTTTGAAAAAAATCAATAAATTAGCTTCCCCAGAATTATCTACTCGACTTAAGCAAATGCTTTTGTCGGTGAATGGTGATGATTCAAAGAAAACAATTAGAGAATTTGTAGACACTCATTTCTTAGCTCGTGATTCAAGAGCTTTAAGAGAACATATCAAGGAGATTCAGCCCGATATGGATCTTACATTTGATTATTACCCAGAAGATGGGGATGATACTCAAGAAAATGTAAAGATTCCTATCGGGGTCACGTTTTTTTGGCCTGACGCCTGAATATAGGT